CGGGGTGTCTGCAGCTATTGATACGCTGCGGGGTATTTTCCTACTTGTGCCTATTGATACGGTACAACCATCATTTACCTTTTCAGGTTCCCTATGAATAGAAGCTTTCCAAGATCAAAAGCCTGGGGTTGGGCGGCGTATGAAGGATACCAGTACACGTATAAAGAATTTTCGTGTCCTGGTGCCTCGACTCCGTGTAGTCTCAATTGGATCGAGACTACTAATGGTAGTATGACCTGGGACGATACTGTCAGCGGAGGTGATACTCCTAACTGGCGGTCTCGTCTCAGAGCTCATATACCCACTACCAACGCTCTTTCCGGCTATCGCCGGCAGGTTACGATCAAGGGAGGTAGTGTTAGCGCGGATTGGAACCCAGACCCATTGGTTTGTAATAGCTATTGTGGCTATTTAGTCAATGGGAATCATCTAGGTTCTCCCTCGTTTTCCACTATCTATCCAGGGGATGATGGTACTTTGAACGTTGCTAAAAGGCGGTTTGTTCAGAAAGCCAAAGCTCATCTCCAGCCTTTTGCTGGCGGTGTGTACCTTGGTGAACTGCGACAAACTTTGCGTATGATAGCAAGTCCTCTCAAGTCACTTCGAAAAGTTCTTGGAGATTACGGTAACGCACTAAAGAAAGTGCCCCGTAAAAGCTCCAAAGCTTCTAAACGTCGTGCCTTGGTTGACTCGTACCTCGAGATGACCTTTGGGCTTCTCCCTTTAATTGGGGAGACGCAGAAAGGTTTAGCAGCACTTGCTGCTTTACAAAGTTCTAGCGAAGGCGAAATTATACGCCTAAGTTCGAACTTCTCGAAAGGTGATTTTAGTGCGGATGCTCCACTGTCTGTTCTCCGCGGTCGGATAACTGTTTCCTACCGCCAAGAGCATACGGTTCGGCGAAGCACTAGAATCACTGGTGCGATTAGATTACGATCAAAGGCCTCCGGTTCGGTTAAAGATTCTCTTGGTTTTTATCCTGAGAATTTTCTTCCGGACATGTGGGAGCTAATGCCGTATTCATTTGTTATCGATTATTTCTCCAATATTGGTGCGATAATCGACGCTTCCTCGATTGTTGACTCTGCTCTCGTCTATGCTTGCGGCACTACCCGTGCCGAAAATATTGACGTGATTAAGAGTACTGGCATCCAGTCCCTTGCGGTGCCAGAATTAGTAAAATCGAGTAGTCATAGCAGCTGTTCTATGACCGTGAAACAAGTATGGGTTGAACGGTACGTTGTTGAGTCTTTAGTTCCTTCTTTGGAATTTAGACTTCCCAACTTCGGTTCAAAACAAGCTCTGAACGTGGCAGCTCTAATTTACCAGAGTTTCCTCGGTGTTCCACGGCCCTTTTATTAACAACTTAGGAGTAAATTCATGACATATTCTGTCACGTCTCCAGTTACTGGTGCTGCTCAGACGGGATTCACCTCCCCGACGTACACCCATGTGGCTGATACTGCACCGGATATCAACGGTAAGCAGGTTGCGGTTACCGCCATTGGCGGAACTCAAACCGGCGTCGTTGTTTCTTCGGTGTCTATCCCTTTTACAGCTACTTTTGTCCGCCCGAGAGTGTTAAAAGCTCTTGGTAAGGCAAACCCTGTAACTGGGGTAATCTCTAACGTCCCAAACAACACGTATAAACTCATCACCCGGAAGGGTGTTGAGCCGTTGGCGGGGCAGCCGTTTCGGACTATGCTTATCACCACAATTATTGAGGTGCCGGCAGGGTCTGATTCAGCTGATCCCGAGAACGTACGTGCTGCTTTGAGCCTCCATGCTGGTATTCTGAGTCAGCAATCTGCTGGCATCGGTGATACCATCGTCTCTGGTGTCTTCTAATGAAGACATTCGAAGATTTACGCATGGAGATGGCGAAGCGGCCGTTTGCAACAAGTATCTTATCGCTCTTTCTCGGTATGTTTGCCGAGAGGAAGGGGTGGATATTTGAGGCAGTTCGGGCCATCTTTATCTCCTAACGGAGACTTCACCAACGTTTGAGGAGCCACTTATGAAATGTTCTTCTGAGCTGCTTTACTCACATGTTCTAAGCGACCTAGCACCCTATCTTACTAAACAGGGTGCTCCTGAGCGCAGTACGCGTGAATTTGCAAGCGAACAACTTACTCTCTCCCTTTTCAAGAAATTTGTTGGGGATATAAGTAAGTCTAAGCAGGCAGATTCCCGTGCTTTGGAGCTCTTCCTCAAGGTTAATGAGGATTTGCCCCAGTCGCTCCGACCTGTCGAATCATTACGCGACCAATTGCTAGTCGGAGAGCTTAAACGCTCTCTGGATAGCTTTTGGTTTCGGGATGGGACGACTCCTTTGGTCGGGTGCTTACATGACATCTTTTTAAGAGGTCGTGTAGGCCCGGGTAGTAGTATCGGTGTTTCAGAGCCCTGTTTTTACACAAAGCTCTTTGCATCGACTTTAACTACTACGAGTAGCTTACTGTATAGTTCATACAGAGCATCCCTGGACTCTTGCTCCTATTTACACTCCGATGCGGAAAATAACCGCTATGAGTGCTGGGGCGAGGCCAAGGTTGTAGAGCATAGCTTATTAAGCTTCGTACCGAAACGCACCGATATCTCACGTACGATTTGTACCGAACCCAATCTGAATATGTATTATCAGCTGGGTTTAGGTCAAATATTAGAGGACAGGCTAAGGGAGATTTATGCTATTAATCTCTCTAGTCAGCCTTCCTTTAATTGTGAGTTAGCACGGCTTGGGTCAATTAATGGAAATTACGCCACAATTGACCTCTCTTCCGCTTCGGATAGTATGAGCTTGGGTGTACTACGTGAGATACTTCCACGAGGTTTTTACTCATGGCTTGTCTCATTGCGTACACCTACTGCTCGACTACCTGACGGAAGAACCGTCCCGTTAAAGATGGTATCTACTATGGGAAATGGTTTTACATTCCCATTGGAGACTATCGTCTTCACGGCCGTTGTTGACGCCTGCTACAGGGTCTGCGGTGTCCCTTTTGTTCGGAACACTAAAGACCATGGAAACTGGGCAGTATTTGGGGACGATATTATTGTACGGCGGGAATGTTTTTCCGCCGTACGCCGTCTCCTGTACTTACTCGGTTTCTCTGTAAATGACGCCAAGACCTTTGCTGAAGGTCCGTTTCGTGAATCTTGTGGCGGTGATTTCTATAATGGATCACCTTGTCGAGGGGTTTATATTAAGGACCTCTCGTCGCCGCAAGACCGGTATGTAGCCATCAACTTGTTGAATCAGTGGTCGGCTTTGCATGGGATTTTCCTGTCAAAGTCGATAGAATACCTATGTCGAACCGTTCGAAGGGTGTTAATACCCCCAACATTCGGTTTAGATCAAGGTATCCACTGCCATCGATCCGAACTTGATAGGATCCAGTATGACAACAATGGAGCTTTTAAGTTCCTATGTTATCAGCCTGTTTCTCGTCGAATTAAGATTAATTATGATGGGAGTTCAACACTCGATAGTCGAAATAGTTCTAACCTTTCGGGGTTAGAGCTGTCTGCTATCGCGGGCTACCTACGTTCCGGACAGGTTATCCTTAGGCAAAGGGTGACCCGGTACCGGCTGAAGCGGTGTGTCAGCCCCAATTGGGGACTGCCGCATTACGATTGCATGCAGCGGTATATTGCTGCATGGTGATATCGTGTTAGATATCACTTAACTCAAAAGAG